CCAGAATCATGCGTGAACTTCCCGATTCTCGCGGGGTCGATTCTAAGTCGGCATAAGTAGATGCGGAGCAAACATAGCATGATGTTGCATCAGCAGGAACCCCTTGTTTTAATACAGACGCCTTTAATCTACATACATCTTTCCAACTTAAAGCAGTTGTATATTCGATATTCGGAATTTCTTTCACAAAAACGCCATTACTAGCCTTCGATGTGATCTTTTCCGGTGAAAACATCCATTTGTTTAACAGACGTTGCAGGGCCATCGTTATTTGCACCAAAACAATATCACGTAAAGCAAAATTTGTTTCATCAATGGCATCGTTTGATACTGGAACGGATAATGAACAACGCTTTGGAGAAGGGGTTAATTTAGAAATGTCGATCTTTGAATCATTTACCTCTGCGTTTTCATCTTCAATAGTGGCTTCAACACCGGACACGACAGGAAGAATCCATTTACCGTACATTCCACTCTGCATCTTGCATCCTACTTTGTCGAGAATCAGCCCTTTTTCAAGTGGCAAAATAATATCTCCAACAGTTACGGGTATCAACGGGTCGGAAGCGGCAGTATCCATAATGTTACCTACTGCACGTTCGTGAGGGATAACCAGTCCTTTATTAATGATTACACCTTGATATTTATCTGATGTACCATTATTGCGCAATAAACAAACCGCTTCTGCGAAAGCCCTTTCACGTTCAATTACATTTTGAGGAACGATTGTACCTAACGCACGCTTTTCTATACGTACCTTGATAACATCCCGTTCATTTTTTAAAGCGTCAAATCTCTCTTGCTCTTCCGGGGTTAATCCTCTTTTCTCTGCTTCTGCAATATCTAAAATTGCATTCATGTCTCTTTTAATGACTGATAATCTTTCTGAGTAATTCATAATCGTAATTTTTAAATTAATGTTCTTAATTTCTCTATTTTTATTTGATAGTTATCTTTACTGACCGGATGTATATGTGTTTCAAGACTTCTCACTGTTGCATCAGTACCGAAATAAGCCGGATCACTTACTATAGAAATATCAAATATTTTATCTATCTTATTAACTGTACGTATTAATAATCCATCTCTTTGCGAGTACTCTATATTTCTTTTTTCATCAGTGATATACGCGAAAGAAGAACCGAACAAATCACCTCGACGAATCATTTCTATTGCGTATTCTCCATCTTGGGTATTAGGTGAATTAAAGCGGTACATACATCCATAATCATCAATATCCAAGGATAAAGAACCTTCCCCATTGTTACACCTTGCTAAAAGCCTTTGCTTATTATGCTCTAACAGAGCCTTTATATCACAACTCCGGAGTAATTCATCAGAGATAGCCCCGGATTTGATGACCTCAATAAAAAAACGCTTCTTTTCTAAGTCGTACATAACACGACTTTCACGCTCAAATACGATTGCATACCCTTCTATCATCCTTTCATCCAATAACTTCGGGGCTGCATTTTCTCCAAAACTTCTTATTTCCATTGTTTTATAATTACCTTTTTACAATATGTTTTTATCCTCTGTTTTTGGTAGCTCGTTCTCTGTTCGTGTTCCCGCTTCTCCCCGTATCTTAGGCGAATCAGCCGGAGCCACATTACAAGTAATAAACATTATGTCCCCACCGGGAATAGGGGCTTTTCCCAAATGCGTGCGAATTTCATTTGAAGTGATACCGCCTATCTCTAAAAGAGTTTTCCAGTACGTCACCTGTGTCATTAAGTCGGTTTGATACAATACTGATAGATCAAATCCGATCTTATAATCAAATGCAACAGCATCGTATATTAACTTCGTTTCAAATTCTGATTCAATCTGTCTCAAATAAGGCTGTAAAGTATCTGTTAAATACGATACTTGTCCCATTTCTGACGCCTTGTAGTTAGTTGGCTGTCCGGCAAAAACTTTATCAGGGTGTACACCATAAAAACGGCATATATCAAGAACCGTTAATTTCTTATTCTCGATCAATTGGGTGTCAGCAGGCGTAAATGATAGCTGTGAAAATGACATGTCACCACTAACTGAAACTATATCACGCCCGGAACTTAATTCACTTTCGACACGTTCAGCAACATCGGAGGTCTGATTGTCGGATAAAGCGTTAAGCCCTTTTGATTCACCTTTTATACCAGAAATAATACCTTTGATCTTTCCACCGTTCTGAAATGTTTTCAATGTCTGGTTATCTGCGCTTGCAGCAACACTCATAACGCGAGAGGCAGATTCTATCACGCTTACCCCGGTATAACCTCCGTCTTGACTATTATGTCTTAAGTGAATGATGTCATTTGATTCAAACACACCATTTATGTGATTGATAATATCGCAAACCGTATAAGTATCTGTATACTTATCATAGGTTGTCGATCCGGGAGAAAGTAATATTAAAGCAGTTGGTTCTCCGAACGTTCTTCGAATAAAAATATACGCATTGCCACGATTTACCATTAGTATCACCATATTACGAATGAACTCAAAACTACCCATTCTATTATTAGGCCTGCGGGTGAGAAGCCGGTATAAAGTTTCTTTTTCATCCGGGACAAATACTCCGTTCTTTTTTCGCTTATATTGTAGTGGCAAAGAGGCGATTGTTCCAGATAGAATTGCAGTACAGCGATAAGCGGCAGATAATTTCATTGCCGTATCAGTGCTATTCACATTAATCGGTTGAGCCGGAAGTGAAGAGAAATTTGTATTAATGTAATTGCTCAATCCTAAAGAGCGAATGATTGCATTTTTTATTTTATAGCGTAGTTTCATCGTGTTATATTGTTAAATTATTGAATAAATTAAATGTCATTAGATTTGTTATCGTTGAGTCGATTTTACTATTATGTGTACGTTTAACCGGTTTTTTATTCATGTTTCGATCTTCATCGAGTACAGCATTGCCAAAACAATACGGAGTAATAGGATTCGGATCAAACGTCATTCTATTGCGGTGCAATGCAAGTTCAAAGGATTCTATCGGACTTGTAAACGAACCGTACGTTTGCTTTACGGGCTGAATATAGTCGCTCGCATCTCCTGTAGATGCGGATAATAGATTTACGAACTCAGCCGACTTATATGGGTCATATCCAATTCCGAGAATTTTCAAGTACTTTGCCCGGGCTAAAATATCATTCACGATCATTTCGTAGTCAATCACTTCGCCCGGACATAGCTTCAAATATCCGGCCTTGACCCATCCTTCATATAATTCCCGGTTAGGGTGTCCGGGCAAAGCGCCTTCCGGAAAATAGTAATCCGTAACGGAATGAAATGACTTGGTATCCGGAGAATAGATATTATACGTTACAGTTGAAAAGTCATCACGTACCGATAAATCAACTCCTACCATCGTAGGCGGGTGACTTGTGATCTTATCCACAGGGATAGCCTTATACCGTTCCTCGATCTCCCTTGCCTCAATCCATTTCGTTTCAGAATTGACCGCAAAGATGTTAAGGAGCTTTGTGCGAAACTCTAATGCGTCAGGTGCGCTATATAGCGCCTTTTGATAAGCGTCCTTGTAAAAGTCCTCGTAAACCGTGATCCCCATGTGGGGTTGTACTTTATACCACGTTGCCGGATCACCTTCTTCATCGTCTATGTCGGGTTCAAAGATGTGGGCGAAAATAGAATCGTTCTCAGCCTCACCGCGTAGAATGGCTTTATATATTGAAAGCATTTCAGTGAACGGGGTTGTATGCTTGTCTGAGGCGGTTGTTATTACGATGGTCAAAGGGTTGAGCCGTGCACCCATTGAAGAAGTTAAAACGTTCTTCAAAGCGGCGCTATCGGCTTGCGAATATTCGTCTACTATCACCGTGCTTGCATTAAGCCCGTCCAGCTTGTCGGGACTGGACGCCAAACACCGGGCGAAAGAGGTTTTGCCCTTTATTTTGTTATTTATGATCTCTCTGTTAATCTTAAAATGTCGCAACTTCCGGTCTAACGCTTTCAGGATGTTGCGGATTTCATCAAAACATATCTTAGCCTGATTGTAGGAATTGGCGGCAACGTATGCTTGTGCATTAGCATCGCCAAACAACAAGTCGAATACTGCCAAACTTGCGATACTTGTCGTTTTGCTGAATTTACGAGGGACAAATAGCAGAGCGTCACGAATCAGGCGTTTATTTGTCCCTGGTCTATAAAAACCGAGTATGTTCGTGAATTGAAATACCTGAACCGGAGTTAGCTTATATCGCGTCAGCCCCTTAGTGCCGGAAAACTTCAACTTTTCGTAAAACACAATAAAGCGGCGGACTTTACCGGGTCTAAAGTCGTATTTATCCAGCAGATAAAAGAAACGACGGATCGCAAGTAACTCGTAAAGGTTATGCGCCTCCGGGTTGCCTATACATCCGGCTATATAAGTGTTTAACCGGATATCCGCTTTATCTAACTGATAAGAGTTTATATCAACGGAGCGCAATGCGTCAACGGTAGCAGTCTTTAGCTGTATAAGTTCCTCCTTATTCATAGTCATCCGCCTTGTTTACTTCGTCAATTAATTCGGTTACTTCGTCGGCTTCACCTGATGCAAGGGTCTGCAATGTCAAACCAAGTTCGCGTAACTGTTTGCGAGTGGCTTCAAGCGCATCAAACAGAGTTTTAAAAGCCGGATGTGCAACCAGTTTTTCATTATTCTCGCGGGTTATCTCTTTAGTGAAAGATTTCATCCGCTTTTTTGAGATGTCAGATAGAGCAATCCGGAACGCCATATAAGACCCGGCACAAAGCTCTATACACAAATCAAGTTCAGGGGTGTATGTGCCTTGTGCTTCCATTGCGGAACGGATTTTTTCTGTTATGTCGTCTAAAGTTGCCATGTTTTTACGCGCTTTTTACACGTATGTTTTTTAAGTAAGTATTTGGTAGCTCGTAGATTGTAACGGAAAATGTCACCCCCAACGGATACCCCCCTCGTTTTGAAAACTCTCCGCGCGTGTAAAAATTGGTGGGAGTGGGTTTGAGCGGTCTGTCGCCCTCAAAAAAAACGCCGCCCCCCTCTTGTCGAGGTGGAGCGGCGCAATCCATTCAGGAACAGAACTTTATGTTTCCTATTCGGAATCAGTCAAAAACTTATCCGCAAAACGCTCTGTTGCCCGTCTATTGTTTGCCTGAATTGCTTCTTTCGAATGGCTAAACGCGCGTCGGTGTATCTCAGAGTGGCACGCATGGCAAAGGCTCTGCAGGTTTGCCCGGTCAAACATAAGGTGTTTCATTCCGAGTTCATGCGAAACGGATTCAACCGGGGTTTTGTGGTGTACTTCGGTTGCAAGAGTACTTAATCCGTTCGCCTCGCACACTTCGCAAACCGGATTAGCTCTAAGCTTATCGCAACGTAGGTTCTTCCAGCGTTGTGAGTTGATCATCTTAATGTAATATGGGTTTCTGCTCATTGTATCTTGTATATTCATAAAGTAAGTTTCTATGTTTATGCTTGAATAGGTTCTTTCTGGTAGCTCAAAGGTTATCGATATTTATAATGTGTAAATCGAGTTTTCTGTTATTGTATATAAATAATATCTTATTGTATATTATTGTCTTTTACAATTGTTGAACAATAGTTATATGTTAATTAAGTCACTTTTTCTTGTTTTTTATTATTATTATTTTATTTTTGCGCAGAGACTTAACTAATAATAATCCAAAAACAACCGCCTATGAAAAAATTATTTTTATGCCTATTTCTTTTCGTTTCTTTCTTATCATCATGTTGTACTAGTAAAAGATGTGTAATAGATGCGCATTATGGTTATCAGGGTAAAAAAGCAAATGAAAAGTTAGTGAATTATCTTAAATTAAATACTGAGACAAAACAGTATTACCTTGATTTAACGGAGGATCAAGCCGAGCAAATTGGAGTTTCTAAAAAAGAGCTTAAAAGAGCTATGGATGAAATAGAGCAAACAAATTCAGCTATTCAGTCTGCCATCCGTGACAATCAAGAGATGATATTGTTTAATCCCAAAGATAGTTCGCAAATTATATTGAATCCCCAAAAATAATCTATTAACTTAAATCATTAGTTATGAAACATTACATTTACTTTTTCCTCCTGTTAGCAGGGTTTGTTTGTGTTAGTTGTAACCAAGATGCAGATAAGCCATCGAATAAGCTTAATAAATCAGAGGTTTTAGGCATTTTACAAAAGCACATTGTTTTAGATCGAGATAATCGGCAGTACTATCTATCTTTATCCGAAGAGAAAGCAATAGAATATGGGATTCCTATTGCTGATTATGATAAAGCAACTGCTATGATTGAAGAAACAAATGATTTTATTGCAAATAGCATTAAAGAAAGACGGGAAATTGTATTATCTGATCCTCAAGGATTCTCTAATATAATCCTTCAAGGAGATAGCGTAACATTTGACGAACAAGAACAGGAGCAAGAAGAGGCTATAACTCGAGGACTAAAAAGAGAGTTCAGAGGTACCTTAAAGGCTTATTTAGACCCTAGACCAACACAGATTTTTATTCCGCATCCTGTAAATAGAATATATCTGTACGGGTATACTCCATGCTTGGTAACCGCTCTAAATATTAGGATAGAGGGTGGTGGAATTACTGCAATAAGATCAATTGTTGGAGTTTTAGGATACAATAATAGATTAGTTGTTGAGTTGCCAATGTCTAACTGTTATTACAGTCTTTCTGCAACAACGATATGCGGCGCTGGCGGTGTGGCAACTTATACGTACCACTATTATCAGAGGTAGCGTTGTTATGTATTATGGGATATAAATCTATTTAATAAAACAGAACTCTATTATAAAAGATTGAGCTCTGTTTTATTAATCTGCGATACAGTTAGTTCATTTTGTCATTTTCGGTTTATACTTCCAGCCGTTCAACTCGTATACGTACTTTCGGGCTTCTTCTTTATCCCAAGCTGATCTATCTTATCACTAGAAACGTCTGGATTTCAGCGATATATGTTATAATGACCTATGCTCTGGTCATAGAAATAATCAGGTTCTTTTTTAGTATGACTTACTTGATTCATTGTTTTACATTGTTATAAGTGATAAATATTAAATCTTATGTGATAAAAAGAAAATAAGTTATATATTTGCCAAGTTTATTTAATTATTTAAATTATTATGGATATTGTAGCATTAGCATCTCTTTTATTAAGCGCATTTGGTATTAAAAAACAATTTTA